CAAACAAAAGATTGTAAACCGTATCGACGTGCGTAAGTTATACCGCTTCCTTGCGCTTGTGCATCGTTTGACTTTGAATAAACAATTTCGGTAAAGCTTTCTAAGTATTCCCCGCTCGAATGTAGTAAAACGGTTTTAACAAAGTTTTTACCGTCGATGTGTACAAGTGGTTGTAAGACAGTAATACCGTTTTCGTTTAGGATAGGCATTACAGCTTCACGAACTGCGTTCAAATCGGCATACTTTGATTTAAAAAAAGGATTTGTGTTACCTTTCTTTGGGTTGCTCATTTCTGATTGTGCCTTTACTAAGGCGGTTGCAATTTCTTTCATAAAATTTAAGTTTTAAAGTAATACAAATATAACCATTTTGTTATTAAGAAACAAACTAAATAACGCTATTCATTTTACTATGCATAATGATATACTTTCGCTTTTGTATTTTGTTTATTATGTAGCCAACACTTCCGACGCTCATACACAATGCACGTGCAATACGTTGTATCTCGTTATTTTTTGTTTTGGTGTAGTATTCCCAAACTAAAGCCTCTCGGTTAGCGTTTTCGTATCTGCGTGCTTTTGGCTTATGTTCATAGGCTACAACTCGCTCTAAATCATCTTCCGAAATATCTTCGGTATAGATTGCTAATTGGTTCATTCTGTATCGTATCGTTTGACGTAATAAACCCGTTTCTTTTTGTGCTTCTGTAATTGTCATATCAACTAAATATTGCTGTAACGTAACGAACCCCATCCTTACCAAACGAATGAGAAACGCCAATCTTTGTAAAGTCTTTGTCTAAAATACAAGCGTTGTGGTCTGCGGACTTTTTCCACTTAGCTAAGTAGCTTTTCGGGTTGTTCATTTCCGAACCAACTACTTCGCCAATCGGGATAGGTTCCATAAAAGCTTGCCTATTCTCGATGTTATCGTGCGACAAAATCCCTTTTAAAGACATATATTCGGAATGCGAATAGGATAAGTCTAACAATAAACTATCAATGTTTACCGCACCTATACCGTTTGCAAGTCTGTATTCATTAATCAGATTTACTATTGCGATGTCAAAAACTCCCCACTCGTATTTGTCGATAATAAGTGTCGGTTGTACTTCCGTTGTCGGCTTTCTTTTGCTAAATAAGATAACGAAAATTAAAATTGTTGCTAAGGTGATTGTTACTATCATAATTCAGTTTTTAAGGTTAATTCTTCTCCCGTTAAAGCGAAGTATAGATTTTGAAGTTGGTGGACGTATTTAAAAAACATTGTGTCTTTATTTTTAAATCTTTCATTTTGACCGCAAAAATAAGTATCTATTCTACCGTTTTTATAGAATTTAAAACTACAATAAAAATAACCATTACTTAAAGAATATTCATTTTCAAGCCAATTATTAAAACCAAATTTTAAAAGCAATTCTTTTGTTATAGGTAATGGTTCGCACCAAATTCTTTCTGAAATAAAAACTTCTTCAATATCAGATGGTGTTATTTTTTTTATTTGACCGTTATTATTGTAATAATTCCCAATCTTTAATTCATTCGCATTCATAACTGTATTTTTTTAGACACGCCCTTACTTATGTAAGTAAAGGCGGTATGGTTAAACTTCTTTGAACTTTCTTTTGCTAACTGTTTCAATCGGTGGTTTTGTTCGCTAATTGTTTCTGACTTCTTCATAATCGTTTACTTCAATGTTATTCGTTAATCTTTTAATCTCGTTTTCTAACGCTTCAATGCGTAACGCTTGGTAAATTTCCAAATCGCTTTTCGGTTTCGTTGTTGTTCCCATTACCCTACAATTTTAATTTTACATCCTAATTTTTGCTCAATTTCCGCTACTGTCATTTCGGTTGGTTGTTCTATGATAGTTGCCCATTTGCCGTTTTCAAAAATTTTAGCACCGCCATAGTATATACGATTGTATTTAAAATTAAACACAAACGATGATTTATCTGAAATTTTAACCTTTTCAGTACGTTTTAAACAATTTACATATAGTCCCTCTTTAAACCCTCTATTCTTAGCCTCGTTAATCAAAGCGGTTTCGACTTCTTCGAGGGTTGCGGGTCTAAAAAGCTCGTGTGATGAATTGCCAATATTGAAACTTTCTGACCATTTGTTATAAAAATTTAAACCATAACCTATATTAGATTTGTCATTTGGTCTTTGAACGTTAAAAATTGCTACACCATCATTTAACCGTTTATACCACTTCCCAACTTCTAACATATTTCCAAACAACTGCGGAAACTCTTTTTCGATTTTAGTCTTTACACTCGGCCAAATAACCTCGTTGTGTAAATCGAGAATGAACTCTTTTGAAACTTCTACTTTTTCCATAATTTTAATTTAATTGAATTTTACTATTACTAATTGGTTTCTGAAAAACATCCGAATGAACTAACATATAAGTTCGGTCAACGTAAGCGGGTAAGTCTTTGACTAACTCCTTAACTCGTTTGTTGTCGGATTGGCGGAATAGTTGTGTTGTGGTCATATAAAAAATATTAATATTGTAAATAAGCCAATCAAACATAAAAATTGAACTAACAAGCATATCAAAATAATAACGCCGTATTTATTTTCTAAATGTTCTATTATAAATTCTTTCATAATTACAAATTTTTAATTAAGTTATACAATTCCTCTTTAATCTCCCTTAATTTAATCACCTCATCGCTGTCTAATTGGTAAGGACAAGCCTCTAACGATTCAACATCCAAAGCCAAATCTTTTAGGTGTTTAAGTTGGTCGGGTTGTAATACTGTGAAGTCTCTCATAATAATTCTTTTAATTGTCTTTTTAACTCTCTTACTTTTTTCTCTAAATCATTAACGTAATTCATTGTAATGTCGTTAATGTCTTCTTGACTATAAAACAGTTCTTCGTTTGTGTAAGACTTAACCGTTTCAAATTCGTTTGTCGGGTCGTTTTTGTATTTATCCATAATTATTTGTTTTAAATTGATACGCCAAAGATAGTATTTATTTTAATACCACAAAACAGAAATTAAACTTTTTTTGTAATTTAGACACAATCTAAATAAAAGTTTTGTATATTTGTTATTATGGTAATAGCAAACTTACTTATCGAAACCGATAACGGTCAGGATTTTAGAAAATTCTATTTCAATATTAATAGCGTAAACGGTATTTATATTATAGACAGCGAATTGATGGGCGTAGTAATCGGAAGTAATGAATATATAATGCAGTTTGATAATACCATATTTGAAAAATCAAAACAAGTTTTAGAACTTAAAACATTAGGGTTAAATTAAATGCTCGAACAATTAGCAAAAAGGGATAAGGATTGGCGTAAGATGGCGTACCAAATTTGCGGGGATAGAATGACCGCAGATGACCTTGTTCAGGATATGTACTTAAAGTTTGCTGACTACACAAACGAAATGAACGAGTACTATGTTTTTTTTGCTTTGCGTTCTATTTACATAAACCAATTAAAGAAGCGCAAAGTTGAGTTAGTAGATATTGAAGTGCATAATTTAAACATCGATGACGAGGGATATTGCACCGAAACTGATTTGTTAAAAGAACTAATCTTAAAAGAAGTTGATGATTTACCATACCTTGAAAGGGAAATGTTAAAAGTAACGCAAGTGATAAGCCAAAGGGAATTAGCAAGGCAAAGCGAAATACCTTTTGAAACGATTAATAAAACCATTAAAAAGACAAAACAACAATTAAAAGAAAAAATATATGGCACGACCAAAAAAGATTAAAGGCGCAGGTGACTTAATAGCAACCGTAACCGATGCACTCGGAATTGAACAATGTGATGGGTGTAAAAAAAGACAGGACAAACTAAACAAGTTAATTCCATTCGGTACAAAAGATTTAACCGATTATCAAAAGGAATATTTACAAAGCTTCTTTGCGACTGAACACGACGAATTAACACCTGAACAACAAAAAGAATTAATTGGCATATATTTTGATGTATATCAATTAAAACCATTTACACCCTGCACAGGTTGTAGCGGTGTTTGGAAATCAATTATTAAAAAACTTAAAAAACTTAATTATGAAAACTAAATTATTTTTAATTGCATTGGCATTCGGATTGATGTCTTCAACTTGTACGCCTGATGAACAACCACAAGACGAAAACCTTTGCGAATGCAAAAAAGTATATTATGAATTGCAGATTACAGGTTGGAGCAATGGAGTTAGTCCGATTTGGCAATATGTTAAAGTAGGAGAAGAGCAAACTACCGAAATGGAATGCAGTTCATCAACGAGCGAATACCAACAAGAGGGGAGTAACTTGTTTTATTTAATTGAGTGTGAGTAATGCCTAAACACAAATACATAGAAACACCCGAAAAGATGTGGGAGTACTTTTTAGCGTATAAAGACTACGTTAAAAAGAATCCTATTATCGTTAAAGATTGGGTTGGTAAAGATGCGCAAGACGTTTACCGTGAAAAGGAAAGACCATTAACGATTGATGGTTTTGAATGTTGGTGTGCTGATAACGATATTATAAGCGATTTAAGCCAATATTTTGCAAATACTGAGCAAAGATATACCGAATATCAAACTATCTGTTCACGTATTAAAAAAGCGGTAAGAACAGACCAAATAGAGGGCGGTATGGCAGGCATATACAATCCGAGTATAACACAAAGATTAAACGGTTTGGTTGAGAAATCAGAACACACCGTAAAACAAGAACAACCTTTATTCCCTGAGTAATATGTTTAAGCGGACAACAGCTATTAATAAAATGCTTAAAATGACCGCTCGAAAAAAAGTTATTCAAGGCGGAACTTCAGCAGGTAAGACTTACGGAATTATCCCTATACTTATTGATAAGGCAATAAAAAACCAACGTATTAAAATAACGGTTGTTGCTGAAACATTGCCAGCGGTTAAAGAGGGTGCGCTTGATATTTTTAAACAGGTAATGTATGACACTAACCGTTGGATTGAAGATAATTGGAATGCATCATCTTTAACATATACTTTTGGTAGCGGTAGCCGTATTCAGTTTAAATCCTATGACAGTGTAGGTAAAGCAAAGTCAAGTGGTAAGCGTGATATATTATTTTTGAACGAAGCTAACCACATAGCTTTTGATATTGCGGATGCCTTAATGATACGTTCAAAAGAAACGTGGATAGACTTCAACCCTGACAACGAGTTTTGGGTACATACTGAAGTACTTACAGAGCCTAATTCAGAGTTTTTACTACTTACTTACTACGATAACGAAGCTTGCCCAAAAGAAACAATAGAGGATTTAGAGTTAAAAAAACAAAAGGCTTTAACTTCTGACTATTGGGCGAATTGGTGTAGGGTTTATATCGATGGTGAGATAGGGAATTTAGAGGGCGTTATATTTAATAATTGGAAACTGATTGATGAACTACCAAAAGAAGCTCGTTTATTAGGGTATGGTTTGGATTTTGGATACAGCAACGACCCTACTTCTATAATTGAAGTGTATCTTTATAACGGTAAAAGAATACTAAACGAAATATGTTACCAAAAAGGGTTAAGTAATAGCCAAATTGCAAAGTATATTACTACTAAATTGCCTTGTTATTGCGATAGTGCAGAGCCTAAAAGCATTGACGAATTAAAATCTTATGGTGTAAAGGCTTACGCTGTCACAAAAGGTAGCGATAGTATTAACTTTGGTATTCAAGTAATGCAAGAACAAGACTATTTAGTTACTTCTAAATCCGTAAACCTAACCAAAGAGTTAAGAAAATACGCTTGGGATAAAGACAAAAAGACTAACGAGAAGTTAAACAAACCAATCGACAACTACAACCACGCTATTGATGCCACACGTTACCACGAAATGGAAACAGTAGGCTTGCGTAAAACAAAAGGCAAATACGATATTCGTTAAAACAAAACAGTTTTTTGTTGTTATTAAGGTATGGAAATTAACATACCTACATCATTAAAAGATATTACGATGCGCCAATTTATCGCCTTTGAAAAGAGCGGTAAAACGGATGACGATTATATTATTCACCTTTGCGATTTTGCAAATCCTAAACTATTACCGTCGAAAGAATACACCAAAATTATAGCCTTGTTAAAAGAGGTTATGGCTTCGGATGTTTCGTTTTATAAGATATTTAAACACGAGGGTATTCAGTTCGGTTTTATTCCTGATTTGGATAAGATAACCGCAAATGAAATGATACACATTGAGGAGTTTTTGAAAACGCCTGATAATTGGAATAAAGCCTTAGCGGTATTTTATCGCCCTGTAACAAAACGTAAACGTAATTGGTTTAAAAGAAATGCAGAAGACCTTTACGATATACTACCTTACCAAGAGGGCAACGCTTTTGAAAAGTTAATGCTCGATGTGAGTTGTACATACTACTTAGGTGCAATGGTTTTTTTTTACAACTTAGGGAACGACTTACTAAAATATATGCAGGACTATTCCGAGCGAGTGGTGAACAAAACAAAAAAGAGCAACACTTTAACGAAAAATGGGGATGGTATGTTAGTGTAAGGGCATTAGCCGAACTAAACAAAGTTGAAGAAGAAGTAGTTTTAAGTTATACGATACATAAGTTTTATAGGCTTTTGGAGTTTGAAAAAGACAGAGCAGAAGTAACAAAGGAAATGATTAAGAACGCAAGTAAAAAGCAATGAGAGAATTTTATAAAGTAGTTGACTATTTAAAAACCACGCTACAAAGTGATATAAACGTGCATACGATTACGCACGGTTTACGCTCGATGGTGGATATTGACAAAAAGAATATATTTCCTTTAGTGCATTTGCAAGTTCTTTCATCTACTCCGAATAACGGTAGCGTTTCTTTTACGTTTGAAGTGGTTGTAGTTGATTTGCGTAACATATCAAAGAAACAAGTAACGGATAAGTTTTTAGGCAACGATAACGAACTCGATAACTTAAACACCTGCCACGCTGTTTTAAATCGATTAATAACAAAGTTAATCAATCAAAACAACGAGTATAACATACAATTAGCCAACGCCCCGACAATGCAACCTATCATTTTTGAAGAAAGTAATTTGTTAGACGGTTGGCGTGTTGAATTAGAATTATTAATACCTAATAACGAAACATTTGTCTGCTAAAACAGAAAATACAGAGAAAGCATTACAAGCGTTTTTAAAGTACACGGTTACACAAGCTAAGGCAAACTTAACCCGTAAGAAAAAAAACAGCACAAAGGCTTTGTATGATAGTTTAGAATATGACTATACAGTAAGCGCAAACAGTTTTTCGGCTTCGATTAGCGCATTAGAGTACGGGGAATATCAGGATAAAGGAGTTAGCGGTAAAAAGAAAAAATACAATACACCTTTCTCTTATAAAGATAAACAACCACCCGCAAGCGCATTCGATAAATGGATAGTAAGAAAAGGAATTGCACCAAGAAACGCACAAGGACAATTTCAAAACAGAAAGGGTTTAGCTTTTGCAATCGCAAGGAGTGTATTTATAAACGGTATTAAGCCGAGTTTGTTTTTAACCAAACCATTTGAAGACGGTTTTAAACGATTACCCGACGACATAATAGAAGCCTACGGTTTAGACGTAGAAACATTTTTAAACTTTGTAATCAATGGCAAAAAGAATTAAAATTGAGTTTTTAGATAACCCAACACCCGTTAACGATGTTACGTTTGTTATAAACTATACACCGTTTAGCGAAACGATAACTTCTACTTTTGGCACTGATGTAGTTATCGGTGCAACAAAAGAAGACACAGCACAAAATCTTTTTGACTTTTACGAAGCGTTATCGTTACCGTCTTGGCTTACAGACTTCACTACTATAACATTAGCGACAAATATTATCTATTGGGATTTCGAGCCTGATAACGATGCTCAATTAATTTTAACACGTTTCATTTCGACTACTTCTGCCGTATCAATAGAGGAAGTAGATTTGCCCGCAGGTGGTGAGTTCGATGTGGCTTTAGTGCGCTCGACTTTATCGGTTAGAGTTATCCCAAACGTAGCTTTTGACACTTGTAATTTAGATTTGTATAACTTCGGTGGCGATGTTGTAAACGTTCCCTCTGCTGTAAGTTATGCGCTATCAAAACCCGTTGTACAATTAGGGCAAACCGTTGTAAACTTTGATATAAACGAACTTAGTAAAACGGGTTTAACACCAACAATCGCAAACTATACTTTATCAGGTTTACAACCGATACCGTTTCAACAAAGTTGCTGGAGTTATTACGTTGCTAATTGCTACGATGGAAACGATTTAGTTTACACAAAAGAGGGTTTATACTTATGCCTTTACGGTTATGGTTATTTTCAAGACTTGTATAACCCTAAACCGATGGGCGGTGTTTTGATAACCAATAACAACCACACGCATATAAGAAACGAAAACAACCGAGTACATTTTTTAACTAAGGATTTAGAAACTTTAACAGTAAACGGAACGGGCGTAACAGTAACGGCAAACAACGATTTGAATTACGAAAACGTAATGAGTATAAATTTAAACGATTACGATGCTACAGCAAATAGTATAGTTTTAGTTTTTACTTATCCAACAGAAGTTAGAACAATTACTTTTACTGTAAAAGAGGAATGTAAATACGAGGTTGTTAATTGTGTTTTTATAAATCGTTTCGGAGTGCCTCAATCAATGTTTTTCACAAAAGCGCAAAAGAGAAGCGACGAAATAGACAGCGACGAATATAGAGGTTTAATATCAGAGTTCGGAGTTTACGATACAACACAACACGTTTACAAAACCTTTAACTCAAACGGGCGCACTAAATTAAGTTGCAACACAGACTACTTGAACGAAAGTGATAACGATATTTTTAGAGAATTAATGTTGAGTGAAAGTATTTGGTTAATTGAGAACGGTACTATTAACCCTGTAGTAATTGATAAGAAAAGCATAGACTATAAAACCTCTTTGGTAGACAAACTCATTCAATACACTTTAGATTTTAAATATTCATTTGATATAATCAACCAATGTTAAAGGTTAATATATACGTTCAAGGTCAGGAGTTAGAACTCTTTAAAGATGAAACGATTGAAATTAACTCAACCGTTCAGAATATTGCTGATATATCAAAAACGTTCAGTGATTTCAGTCAGAGTTTTACCGTTCCTGCATCTAATAGAAACAATGCTATTTTTCAGCACTACTACAACACCGATATTGACGGAACTTTTAACCCAAATATCAGAGTTTTAGGGTATATCGAGTTAGGTAGTTTGCCTTATAAATATGGTTTAATTCAGTTAGAGGATGTTAAACTAAAAAATCAAAAGGCTTATTCTTACACTATCAGATTTTTTTCATCAACTGTAAGCCTATCTGACTTATTTAAAGAGGATGAATTAAGCGTTTTAGACTTTAGCGACTACGACCACGCCTATGATGAAACGATTTTTGATGCTACATATAACGAAACTATTGCAAACGGTGATATTTACTACCCTTTAATTACTTCTTTGCGTAATTACATTATCGGTAACGGTACAAATTTAGATATAACACACACAACGGGAGCGATAAAGTATTTCGAATTAAAACCCGCTTTGCGTTTAAATAGAATTTTTGATGCAATAGAAAGTCATTACGGTGTTACGTTTAAAAAAGACTTTTTAAATAGAGCGGTATTTGATAACCTTTTTATGTGGATGCATAAAACAGCGGGAATTTTAGAGTCATTTGGTGAGCCTGTTTTGGTGGATATAACTTCTGCGGGTACGATTGGAACAACAGGCGCAACGGTTAATACTACCACCAATGCTATTAGTTTTAACGTTACATCTACTTCAAAATATTCTACTAAAATAAAAGTAAATCCTGATACGGGTTTCGATAATGTTACTTATAAAGTTAAGATTTACAATAATGGGGATTTAGTTTTAGAAACAGACGGAACGGGCGAAAAAACATTTTTATATAACGCCACGCAAAACGGTGCGTATTCTTTGACTTATACGGTAGAGTCTGCCGAGAAGTTAGATTTTAATACTGTTATAACAATAACAAGGAGAACAACAAGTTTCCCCGTTGTGACAGATATAGGTAGCACCACAACAGCAAACCAAACAACGTTAGGAGAAGTTAGAATTTCGCAAGTTATCCCTAAATTCAAAGTAAAGGATTTTGTTACTTCGATTATCAAAATGTTTAACCTTGTTTTAGTACCGATTAATTCGAATACATTTACTTTTTTGCCGTTAGACGATTGGTATAATCAAGGCAAATTAATCGATATAAGCGACTTTATAGACACAGAGGATGTAGTAGTTAAAAGACCGAAACTATTTAAACAGATTGATTTTAAACATCAAAATTGTGACCAAATATTAGCCGAACAATTTAGACTTAATAATGGTGGTATTGGTTACGGTGATTTGCGTGCTAATTATGATATTGACGGAACAGAGTTAAAAGTTGAAACGCAATTTGAGAATTTAGTTTTTGAAAGGCTTACAAATGTTTCAAACGGTGACTTAACAAATATCCAAGTAGGTAAATCATTCGACAAAACTTTAGAGCCTTACATCGGTAAACCTTTTATCTTTTACCGTTGTGGTTATGCGTTTTACGATACGCCAATAAAAGCACACGATTACGGTGATTTAAATTATACGTGGCTAACATCTACAGAAAATGATTTATTTGTTCAGCAGGTAAGTAATAGCGTTAATTTTTCAGCAGATATAAGTACATATTTATACAGCGAAATTAACCGCAATTTATTCGCTAATTATTGGAGTGATTATATTTCCGATTTGTATTCTTTAAAGCGCAGGATAACAACGTATACAGCCTACCTACCTATTGGAATGTTAATCAAATTAAAACTAAATGACAGACTACAAATAGGGGATAAAGCATACATCATTAACTCAATGAAAATCAATCTTACTTCGGGTAAGGTAGATTTTGAGTTATTGAATTACATCGGTACGCCTTACACATCAGTAAACGATAACGTTTTAATTACAGCCGATACGATTGATTATTTTGCCGACAATACAATTTTAA